CTTGAAGACTCGATCCTGGATCGCAGTTCGTATGTGGCCCTCACTCGGAGTAAAGTGGGCTGTTATATCCATCTGAATGCCATGGATCCCACGTCAACCGTTAGGTCTCCACCCACTGCCAGCGACATCATGAATGCGGTAGTGTATGCCGTTCGTTCACAAGGTGGGCCTCGCCTTCTTAGACCTGATGCCATTGTTAAAGGTGCCTTTTATCGACACCTTCACAATTGCATGCCAGCCTTGCCTTGGTTTGCCAGGGTTGGATCATCGATCGATAGGTCTTTGTTTCAAAATGTGTTTCCCGCCGTCACCACACATGCTGTGGCCGAGGCTTCGTGTCGTGATCATGATGTCTTTGATTCTGTCGCCGCTGTCGCCCCGCCTGTTGAGAATTACGTCAGTGAAACCCATTGGAACGCCAAGGAGCATCGTGAAGTAGCGTCTCGAGGGGGTGCCACCGACCAGTTTAAAGAAACTGCGTTTGTCAATCCACATGTGCATAAGCGCAGTGATACCGCGACATACTTCCTGTCCGTCAGCAAGCGTCTGAAAACCCAATCTGCCAAAGCGAACGCACGTCGCATGGCACGTTGTGATCGTTTGGACATGTGTAATGAGTACGACAAGTTGGTGTCTAATCCGCCCAGGTGGACTGCTCTGAAGCATGCCGAGTATTGCGACTTAGCCATTTCGGAGTATGAGAGAACTAGAACTAAAGCCGCCGTCCTGGATAAGTTAAACTCCCATGAACCCGATCGCACTGGCTCTGACATTCGCATTTCGCTTAAGGGACAGGTCATCAAGAAGGATGAGAAGCGCCACAAACTAGAAGCCATTCCGGGACAACTCATACATGAGTACGACATTGCGCAAACTCTTGGAGATGCTCCATTTGCTCTATTTTTGGAGAATGAGCTTTTCGACGCTTTTCCTTCCAACTTTCTGTTTTACCGACGCATGAATCCAGCGAAATTCATAGAAGAATATCAGAAGCGCTGGCGGGTTGGCAACGGTGTCCACACTTCCGATGTGACTAGGTGGGATGTAGGTTGTGACGCGGGTGTACTCAACTTCGATGCCCATGTCATGCACCGTTCCGGATTTCCAAAAGATTACATTGAGGCTTACATTGAACGTAGACTGTCTAGTCGCAGCCAACACGGTCCTATGGCCACCATGCAGAATTCCGGCGACCGTTACACCTGGACTTTGAACAGCCTACGTCGCGCCGTTGTCGCCTCATTGATCAATGATGTCACCTCTGAGGATACAGTGGCGATCAATGGCGATGACGAGGCCATCGACAGGTATTGTCATTCGCGTCCGTTTAACGACACAGTTTGGGAATTTAAGAACAAAAATGGTCCCACTGGAGAGTTTTCAGGGTATGAATTAGGTGGCCCCACACCTTTGTATTCTGCTGAAGGGATCCATTATCGTAGTCTCATCCTTGAGTCCCGCGACCCCTCTGCACAGGACAAGTGGATGAATTACTTGGACCTGTTATCTTGGGCCGATTTAGACAACCCATTGGCCTTAGCCGTTGCTCGATCCGCCCAAATTCATATGAAACCCGATTTGTTTTGGTCCTGCTTACCCAAACCGCTTCACTCGTACTTTTCACAAGCGCAGTTCTGATCTCTTTCCTTCACTTTGCTTCGTTTCTTCCATTCACTGTCCTTTCCTATTTCCAAATTTCACTGCGT